CGCATCGTGCCAGAGCTTTCGCTCACTCCCGGGGTGCGGGGAGGCTGGCTGGCACCGGGGGTGCGGTGGGGGCGGCCGGCCGGGGGCATCTTCTTTGCCATCACAGCACCTTTCCGGGCAGCGGCGCGTGGCCGTTGCCGACCCGGGTGATCTTCGCGGCGTGGTTGCGCAGGTTCGTCAGCGCCGTGTTCACCGCGCCGCGGATGTCGGACTTGCTCGGCACCGACTGGGTGATGAGGGTGGACAGTTCCCCGAGCGGCGGCTGGCCGAGCAGCGGCGAGCGGCAGGTGATGAGGATCAGCCACCCGAGCCCGGTCTGCCCCTGATGCTGGACCGGGGACCACGAGATCGAGTAGCCGTAGCTTTCCGGGTCCAGTGCAAGGGACTCGATTGCCTCGGCTACATGGGTGCGGACTTCCACCGACAGGTCAATGGGGCTCATCAGTGCCCCGCAGGACGGTCGCCGGGCTCGTGCTCTACCCGCTCGGGCCAGTGCCACGTTCCGCCGCGCCTGTCGTGTTCGTCATGCTCGGCCTCGTTGAAGAACAGGCCGGTCGGGTTGAGCACGCACAGGTCAACCGGATCCATCGGCAAGTCCTCGGTGTTGACGTAGGGGCCGCCGAGATCGTGCACGTCAGCGATGATCGCCGCCCGGCACTTGCTCGGGAATGCCTGTTCACCGTCCCGGCCGGGAGGCGTCCCGTAGCTGACGTAGTGGACGATGCGCCCGATGCTTGGCTTCATCAGTAGACCGTACCGCCAAGTCCGAACGGAGAGTAGCCGTACCCGGACCCTCCGTAAGGGATCACCGGGTCAGCGGGAGCGGCTGACTGCTGCCGGTTCGCTGGCGGGTTCGGGTTCACTCCCACGGTCGCGCTCTCGGTGGACGTGACGCCCTTCTCCATGTCCGGCTTGAACTGCGCTGGGCTGATCTGCGCGGAGTGGACGCAGGACTGCACCGGCACGGACGCCTTGTTGGGGTGCGGCGGCAGCCCGGCGGTCTTGCGCGGCGCGATCATCTACTTGGTGGGGTCCGCGTCGGCGCGGGTTGCTCCCCGCAGCTTCGCCGCGCCCTTGGTGACTACCGGGTCACGGCCGTTCTCCCACGATGTCGGGCCTGTCACCACGGCAGGGCGGGTGTGCGGCACCAGCTTGGGGTGGGTGATGTTCGGCATCGGCGGGTTATGCGGGGGGACCGCTGGATGCGTGGTGTTCGCCGCCGCTGCCTGGACGCGCTGCGGCGACGTGGAGGTCAGGCCGTTGCCGGCGCAGTTGCCGGGGATAGGCCGGGGTGCCTTAGCCATCTACTTGCCTGCCCTTCTGAGGCGTGTGCTGAGCATGAGTGCGGCCCGCATGGCGGTCGCCAGGGCCGCGAGCGCGGCGGGGCGCTCGTCCGGGTCATCGGCGAGCGCCAGGAGGACTGCCATCTACTTGCCCTTCTTCTTGCTGCCGCCCTTGAGGACGTTGCGAGCGAACCTGGCCTGCGCTGCCGCCTTCGGCCCGGCTTTGCCCGCGAGCGCGGCGGCCATCTTCGCTGCGGGGATCGGCTGGTCAGGAGGGACGCCGAGCGACTTGTGCAGGCCGCCCTTGGCGAACGTGATGGGCTTGGCGCCGCCCTTGGCCGGGATGGTCTCCGTCTTCGGGGACTTCGGCGGGGCTGCCCTGCGTGCCGGGCGCTGGACTGCGGGCTTAGCCCGCGAGACCCGTCCGCTTGCCTGCTTCGGTGCCACAACCGCTCCCTTACTGCCCGCCTGAGTCCTGATCGGTGTCCGACGTGGCCGCGTCCTGCTCCACCTGCGACCCGATGTCCGTTGCCCCGACAGCACCGGGGATCTCCCCCAGTTCCTGGCCGAGATCCTCCCCCGGCGTCGTGGACAGGGAAATCCTCGCCCGCGACAGCATGCCCAGCGACACCTCGTCGTAGATCCGCTGCACTTCCATCGCGACCTTCTCCGGGGACCAGTCCGGGTGCGTCATCGCCACCGCGGTCTCCACCGACGCCGCTTCCGCGCCCCGCAACGCCGAGACCGTCTGCGCGAGCTCCAGCTGATCCGGCTGCACCACGTCCGGGAACTCCACGTCCGGGCGCACGGGGGTGATGTCCATGTGGAACACGGACTGCTCGATGGACATCAGGCCGTAGAGGATGTCCGCGAGAGCAGGCCGCCAGTACGTGATCTTCTTGCCGCGCGTGGTCAGGGACTTGCGTTCCCGTGCCACGACTTCCGTGGCGGTCTGCGCCACGTCGCCCTGGATGCCGAGGGTCTGCCCGGAGTACCCCGCCATCTGGATGATCATTTCCATCATCGAGGAGACGGTCTGCTGATGCGCCTGCCAGCGGATGTCGAACTGCTGGGCCATGATCTGCTGGCCCATCGTCCCCTCGCCGGACACCATCGCGGCGACGGGGACGAAGACTTCGCGCTCAGGCTCGAAGATGCCGCCCTTGCCGCGGCCGATGTTGTCGATGTAGCTGGACGGGACGATGAGGCGGGCCTTGCCGAGGCGGATGTCGCGCATCCATGAGCCGTACGCCTCGTCCAGGGCGTCCAGGTCCGTCTCCAGGCCGCTGTAGTCCGAGCGGCCGAACGGGGCCGTGTGCGGGCCGAGGTCACGCCAGATCCGGTTGGGCCGCATGTTCGGGACATACACGACCGTGGAGGCGTCTTTCGGCTGGTCGGGGAACGTGATCGCGTTGCCCTCGGTGACCATCTGCGCGTACGGCGCGGTCTCCCAGAAGTCGCCCAGGTTGCCCTGCTGCCCGATCTTGTCCTGCTCGCCGACGTACACGCCGTGCAGGATCGCGTTGCGGCCCGGGATGTGCTTCTCAAGGTGCCGGATCACGGTCTTGCCCTCGTCGCGGATCACGGTCCAGAACGTGACGGCGACTAGCTTGCTGCCACGGAACTCCGGTACGGCGGCGTCGGCGGGAACCAGGTCGATCCACGGGTGATCACTGACGTCGGTGTCCCAGGTGACGCGCAGGTACACGCCGCCCATCGCCGCGCAGTGCTCGGCGCCTTCGAGGAACGTGGCGTGCGTGCCGTCGTCGACTAGCCCGGTGAGGTAGTCCTGGCCGCCGGCCTCATGCTTGAGCGCCGGCGGCTGGGAGAACAGGAGACTCGCCGAGGATGAGGCGATGTCACCGGCCAGGGGCAGGTGGATGTTGTTCCTTTTCTCCCCTGGCGGCGTGGCGATCCCGTGATACCAGCGGCGGACAGACCCTAGCAAACCACCGCGATACTGGCCAGGGCGCGGTGTCGGCAGGCCGGGCTCGCCGGTAGTCGCAAAGTAACTACGGGCGATGGGCGAGTCGCCGCCCAATGCGTAGTATGTGCGCATCAAAGCGTCACAATCGCCGCCCCACCATGCGGCCCAGCACTTCATGTCCCACAGGATCGGATCCCAGACGGGCGGCGGCCAGGCCCCCTCTGGGTTCTGGGGCAATCCGCGCGCAGGTCCCGGCCCGAGGGCCAGCGGGATCCGCATCTTGTCCCGGTCGTCGGTGAAGGGCATCCCCACGCAGCCCACCCCCGAGTTCGGACATCAGTTTGGCGCCCTTACTGCGGTTGCAGCGCTTGTGCGATGGCCGGAGGTTGCCGTAGCTCTCGGTGCCGCCCCGGGCGATCGGGATCACATGGTCGAACTCAAGATCCGACCTGTCCGCGATCTCGCGCGTGCAGATGTGGCAGACCATCCCGAACTCGGCAAGGATCGCCTCGCGGTCCACGCGCTCTGGGTCCGGGCCGATGCGCCCGAGCCGGCGGCGCCTCGACTCGTACACCAGTGCGTTCCAGCGCGCCCGGTTCTGCTCCCGCCATGCCGTCGTCGCGGCGCGTACGGCTTCCCAGTTCTCCTGCTGCCACTGCCGCTTGCGGGCCGCGATTTGCTCCCGGTGCGTCTCGTGGTACTTCCGCGCGGCAGCCTTCATGCTCGCGGCCTTGTCCTCTGGCGAGAGCTTGGCAAACGACCGCTTGGCCTCACCGGCCAGCGGGTCACCGAACTGCTGCCAGCGGTCGAAATGGAACCCGCACCAGCCGCGCTTACGGGCCGGGGTTTCGCAGCCATCAACGGAACACGGCGCCGGGGTGTCCCGGGCGTAGGCTTCACGCTTCGCGATCCTGCTGCACTCGATGCAGTGCCGCTTGCCGCGATGGATGCGGGTGTTCGCAGGCGTGTACTCGTGCTCCTGCGGGCAGTGAGTGACCGGCTCCGGATCGTCCGTGCCGCCGGTCGCCTTCACCCGCAGGTAGTGCTTCTGGCACATGTCGTTGCGCAGGGGCTCGATCCGCCCGCAGCCCTCTACGATGCACGCCCGGCCGGAACCTGCGGGAGTCTTGATGTCAGCCGGCCCGGGATCGCCGTTGCGCTTCCAGCGCCGGTAGTGCGGATCGCACATGCCGTGGCGTGTCTGCCCGGTGCGACCGCATCCGGGGACCGAACAGGTACCGTTGGCCATGTCAGCCTGCCCAAACAGGTTGTCCACGATCCCCGGTCAGGTGGTACTGGCGCGGGGATCCTTACGTGATCAGCCTATCGTGACCGGCTGACAGCGCACCGTTACTCGTCCTCGTCGTCGTCATCATCCAGCAGCGGCAGGTAGTCCCCGCACTCCGGGCAGGCGCAGCCGTCCTCGTCACAGCGCTCGCAGCGTCCCTTGCGGCACCAGTCGCAGATCCAGCCGGTCAAGGGCGGCGCCACGCTTCCATCGCGTCGAAATGCGCGGTGCTGGCCTGCT